AAGAGGGAAAGGAAAAAAGTTTCCAAAAAGTGTTAGGGACGTCCCTAACAAAAAATTTAAATAGGAGAATGACATGACTAAGAAGCAAGAAAAAATATGGGCTTATAAAGTAAAGCACCCAGAAGCTACAATCTCAGAAATAGCACAGGCTACTAAAACATCTTATGCCTACGTGTGGGCGTTGATGAAAAAGATCGGCACACCAAAAGAGGTATTAGTAGCGGAAAAGCAACTTGAAGCGGCAGGAATAACTGACATCGAAGCTGAGTGGGCTGGTGTAGGAACCGCAGGGTTTTACGAAGATGTTTCACATGAAACAATAGCGGCAGGAATAACTGACATCGAACCAGAAAAACCACCCGCTCTACCGCCTTTATATAACCGCTCTGTCATATTAGATAGAGCGTCTGGCTTGATTAGCGGTGACCGTCACGAAGAGTACGGCGATGCCAAAGAAAATTTCGAGCGAATAGCTGGGTATTGGAACGCGCATTTAGGTTTGATAAATTTCATATCTGCTCGTGACGTGGCGGCTATGATGGTCCTGCTTAAAATATCAAGGCTACACGGCGATGGTCCGAAGGATGTGGATACATATGTAGACATATGCGGTTACGCTGCCATCGGCGGTGAGATTGCGAGTGGCGATTAATGAACTTAATCACGCTCGACTTTGAAACATTTTACGACAGGGGTTACTCCCTGTCTAAAATTACTACTGAAAATTATATACGCCACCGAGACTTTGAAGTTATTGGCGTTGCAATAAAAGAAGGCGCAGAAGAGACCCACTGGGTTAGCGGCACGCATGAACAGATAGGTGAGTACCTAACACGTTATGATTGGGAAAACAGCATGCTGCTGGCACACAACACCATGTTCGATGGTGCGATACTCAACTGGCAGTTCGGCATAACTCCTAAGATATACGCTGACACATTATGTATGGCACGCGCTTTGCATGGCGTTGAGAGTAGCGTGTCGCTCGCAAACTTGGCAAAGGCTTACGGCCTACAGAACAAGGGCGATGAAGTTACACGTGTTATGGGTAAGCGTAGAGGAGACTTTACAGATGAGGAGCTAGGCATCTACGGGGATTATTGTGTGTTAGACGTAGACATAACACATGACCTGTTTATGCGTATGATAAGTAGTTTTCCGCGAAAAGAAATGAAGTTGATTGACTTAACGCTTCGCATGTTTGTTGAACCAACGGTAGATTTGGATGACGGCCTCCTTGAGTTGCACCTAGCCGAAGTTAAAGATCGTAAAGATACGTTACTTGCCAAGGCAAATGTAACGAGAGATGATCTGATGTCGAATGCAAAGTTTGCGGTTCTGCTACAGAGGTTAGGTGTAAAGCCGCCTACAAAAACAAGTCCCCGAACCGAGAAGGTTACTTTTGCATTTGCAAAATCTGATGAAGAGTTCTTGGCACTGCGAGAACACGAAGATGACCGTGTGCAAGCTTTGGTTGCTGCTAGATTGGGTACCAAAAGTACCTTAGAAGAAACAAGGACACAGCGGTTCATAAATATATCCCGCCGTGGACTGCTGCCTGTACCTGTAAGATATTATGCAGCGCATACTGGTAGGTGGGGTGGCGATGATAAGATTAATCTTCAAAACCTACCAAGCCGTGGGCCTAGTGGTAAGAAGTTAAAGAGAAGTATTATTGCACCAGCAGGACATACGCTGATTGACGCTGATAGCTCACAGATAGAGGCGCGTGTATTAGCATGGTTAGCCGAACAGGATGATTTGGTTACGCAATTTGCCAATGGTGAGGATGTCTATAAACATATGGCGTCAAAGATTTATGATGTAGAGCCAGACGAAGTTGATAAAGACCAGAGGTTCGTAGGCAAAACTACTATCCTTGGCGCAGGGTATGGCATGGGGTCCATAAAATTCCAAAACCAGATGAGTAATTTTGGGTATGATATCTGTAAAAACGAAGCGCGTAACATAGTAGATATATACCGCACCACAAACCACAAAATTAAAACCCTTTGGAAGGTTGCCCAAGAGACGATAAAAAATTTACACAACAATAAGTCTACGGAGTTGGGGCGTAGGGGTGTTCTCAAAGTAGATGTAGACAAGCAAGCAATAATATTACCGTCTGGCTTGCCAATGTACTACCACGACCTTGAAGTTACACAAGATGAGGATGGGGGTAATCTTCAATACCACTATAAAACACGTAGGGGCATGGTGAAAATATACGGTGGTAAAGTTGTAGAGAATGTATGCCAAGGAATTGCGCGGTGTATCATAGGTGAACAGATGCTACGTATTGCCAAGAGGTACAAAGTTGTGCTAACTGTACATGACAGTATTGTTAGCTGTGTAACAGATCAGGAGGTTCCAGAAGCACAAGCATACATAGAAGAGTGCATGCGATGGATACCCGATTGGGCAGAGGGTCTGCCTATTAATTGTGAGAGCGGAACAGGCAAATCATATGGCGATTGCGAATAGTATTACACCGTGGTCATTCAGCAAAATTAAATCTTTTGAGCAGTGTCCTAAACAGTTTTACCATGAAAAAGTAGCGAAAGACTACCCGTTCAAACCTACGGCAGCTACGATCTACGGTAATAAGTTTCACAAGGCGGCAGAACACTACATTAAAAACGGCACACCACTACCCGAAGAGTTTGAGTTTGCTCAAAAAGGGTTGGACCGTTTGTTAGACAAACGTGGTGTAAAATTTTGTGAGCGTAGGATGGGCATTACCGAAGACCTTAAACCCTGCACATTTAAAGACAAAAAAGTTTGGTTTCGTGGGATTGCTGACCTGCTTGTAGTTGACGTACTAGGTGAAATGGCGTGGGTAGTAGATTACAAAACGTCTAGCTCATCTAAATACGCAGACAAAGGGCAGTTGGAACTAATGGCTCTCGCAACATTTGCGCATTTCCCTGAGATAAAAAAGGTGCGCGCTGGTTTGGTTTTTGTGTTAGTAAATGACTTAGTAAAGCACACCTACGAAGAACATGATAAGGCTGACTTGTGGGAGAAGTGGATTGCTAAGTATAATAATTTACGTGCCGCTGCAGATTCTGACACGTGGAACGCTAGACCTAGTGGGTTATGTAGACGGCACTGCCCTGTAGTAGAATGCGTACATAATGGAGCGAATGCCTGATGCCGTATAAAAATCCTAAAGACCGCAAAAAACAAACTAACAAACCCGTGGGTAGTAAACCTTTTGAAGCAAGGATGGAACGCCAACGAGCCAGACGTAAAATAGACCGCGAAGGTGTAGATAAGAACAAGAACGGAAAAGCCGACAAACGTGAGGGTAAAGACGTTAGTCACAAGAAAGCATTAAGCAAAGGCGGTTCTAACAAAGACGGTGTTAAAATAGAAAGCCGCAGCAAGAACCGCGCAAGAAACTATAAAAAGAAAAAATAGGAGAACACATGGAAATAGTGGACGGTAAAGCGTTGCTGCTAAAGCTGCGCAATCCAAACCGTGTTATTTCAGTAATACCCAAAAGCAAACAGGTTGGCACGAATAGAGTGCTTGTTGATTGGGATATTGATGCGACACACAAACTAAACAATCTAGGGGTGCGGGCACCTTCGCCTATAGACACTCAGTATAACTGGTCAGGCAGATACAAACCTTTTGCGCACCAGAAAAAGACATCTGCATTTTTTACCATGAACAGACGAGCCTTTTGTTTTAACGAACAGGGTACAGGCAAAACTGCTAGTGCCATATGGTCGGCTGACTTTTTGATGAACCAAGGCAAAATAAAAAGAGTGCTTGTTATATGCCCACTGTCAATTATGGATAGCGCATGGCGAGAAGACTTATCTACGTTTGCACCGCACCGATCTGTGGATGTTGCATATGGCAGTGCAAAGAAACGCGCTGCTATCCTGAACCAAGGTGCCGAGTTTGTCATAATAAATTATGACGGCGTGAACATAGTGTTGGACGAAGTTCGTAACGGTGGCTTTGATTTGATTGTTGTAGATGAAGCTACGCATTACAAAAATACGCGCACTAAAAGATGGAAGACGTTACGCAAGATAGTTACCGATGATACATGGCTCTGGATGATGACAGGTACGCCAGCGGCTCAATCTCCTTTAGATGCTTATGGCCTCGCTAAACTTATTAACCCCGATGCAGTGCCACGGTTCTATAGTTCATTCCGCGATATGGTAATGACACAGATTACTCAGTTTAGATGGGTTCCCCGAGAAAATGCCTCAGATGTTGTGTATAACGCGTTACAGCCAGCCATACGGTACACTAAAGAAGAATGTCTTGACTTACCAGACATGACGTACACGAAAAGAAAGGTCGAATTAACCCGACAACAGACAAAATACTATGAAATGCTGCGTAAAAAATTAGTTATGCGCGTGGGCGAGGACGAAGTGTCTGCCATGAACGCAGCCGCTACTATGAACAAACTACTGCAGATAAGTGCTGGTGCAGTCTACACCGATGAGGGTGACGCGTTAGAGTTTGACATAAAGAACCGCTATCAGGTTCTCAAAGAAGTTATAGACGAGACTAGCCAAAAGGTATTGGTGTTCGTGCCGTTTAAACACACGATAGATGTATTGGTGTCGAAGCTACGGTCTGACAACTTAACAGCAGAGGTGATTCGCGGTGATGTCCCCGCGCATGCTAGAACCGATATATTTAAACGGTTCCAAACTATGCCTGACCCCAAGATATTGGTGATACAGCCTCAAGCAGCAGCACATGGTGTGACTTTAACTGCTGCGAATACTGTGGTATGGTGGGGTCCGACTTCTTCACTGGAAACATACTCGCAAGCAAATGCAAGGGTGCACAGATCGGGACAAAAGCACCCCTGTACGGTTGTACAGTTACAAGGATCGGCTGTCGAAAAGCGTGTGTACGCACTACTTGATAAAAGAATAGACGTGCACACAGAAATGATAAACTTGTACAAAGAACTGCTTGACTAGAGCAGCATATATAACTAAATAATACTTTGTACAAGGAGGAGATGACTATGGGTGATTATTCAAATGCACCTGCCGATAAAATGACAAGAGCGTATCTAAAAATACGTAACAAACGTGCAGAATTAAAAGCGGCATTTACAAAAGAAGATGATGAGTTGGCACGTCAACTCGACACTTTAAAACGCGCACTTCTCAGCTACTGTGATCGTAACAAAGTTGAGAGTGTTAGAACCGATGAGGGGTTATTCTTTCGGTCACAACGCACCAAGTATTGGACAAGCGATTGGGATGCTATGCACAAGTTTGTAATAGAACACGCTGTGCCTGAGTTGTTTGATAAAAGATTAAACCAGACAAACATGAAGCAGTTTCTGGAAGAGAACCCTGAGTTACAACCCGAAGGCTTAAAGATTGACAACGAGTATGTCATATCAGTTAGGAAGAAATAATGACGGCACCATTCGTCCCAATAGAAGATTTAGCTAGTCACTTAGCTGTATCAATATCCACCGTAAGAGGGTGGGTTCGTCAGGGTCACATCCCTGATGATACTTATTTAAAGATCAACAACGTATATCGTTTTGACAAAGAGGCTGTGTCTAAGGCGTTGTTGAAAAGAACCAGCCCACCACCTGTGCGATACACATCGCATGACAACACACAGTACGAGGAAGATTTAGACCTCGACAGAGACATATAGGAGAACAGTATGGCAGACGCGTATAAGATAATGGGTGCAGAAGCACTATGGCCCAAGTTGGATAAAACTTATCACTTTGATAAGAAACTTAACCAAAGTGTGCCTTGTGATCCGATGGCACCAAATGCTGAATACTCTATCGAATTGAAGATGGATAGCGAGACAGCTAGGCAGTTATATGTAGCTATGGTAACCGCTTATAAGAAAGACAAACAAAAAGGTTGGCCTGATGCACCGTCCAACCCAATGACAAAACACGATGACGGTACACGCACCGTCAAGTGCACACTAAAAGGCCAGTACAACGGATCAGTTACACGCAAGCCTTTACAAGTTGATTCAAGAAACAATCCTATGACGGATGATTTTCAGCTTACTACAGGTAGCATCGTAAACGTAGGTGTAACATTTTATCCCTACAAATACATGTCTAACGAGCCGAGCGTGTCACTTCGCTTACGTCAGTTGCAGGTTGTGCAGCTTGCAGATCGTACTATTCGCAGCATGTTCGATGTTGTTGATGATGGCTATGTTCACAATGAAGAAAGTATGTTTTCTAGTAACGTAGTAGATATGCCACAGAAAGACGAGGTCTCTGAACCAGAGCCAGAACCAGTTAAAACTACAAGCAAGAAGGCTGCATCTAGTAGTTCTACTGGTAGTTCATTGGATGACATTTTAGATAACTGGGACGACTAGTTAACACAGCGCGGTCTAACAAGGCCGCGCATTTTTTCTAACAGTGGATGAGAACAATGAACACCCAAGACTTTTTGGGTTCTGTGTTAAGTGACGAAGGGTATTACTGCATAACCATAATCAAAGGGGATTATGTTAAAAACAACTTTTACGAAACATTAGACGAGGCAATAGAGCAAGCTAATAATTTTGACGCCTCAGAGTATAATGTTTACTTCGCTTTAAGCACCTTCATAGAACCAATTAACCGTAAGCAAATAAATGTCCAAAGAGTAAAATCTTTCTTCTTTGATTTGGACTGCGGTCCACTAAAAGATTTTACATCGCAAGACGAAGCGTTAAAGAAATTAAACTGGTTCTGCAAAAATAACCGATTACCCAGACCAACTATAATTAATTCTGGTAACGGGTTACATGTATACTGGCCTCTAGCTGCAGCAGTTGACGAGGCTACATGGTATCCAGTTGCAGAGAGCCTCAAGCAGCTATGCGCCAAACAAAACTTTCCTGCTGACCCGTCACGTACATCTGATGCGTCTAGTATATTACGTGTACCTAATACACATAATTATAAAGAGGATGAGCCTAAACCCGTATTTTTATTAGGCGGCTATCTTGCGAAACCCATAGAGTTTTCCAAGTTTGAAGATAGTGTTGGTGGTGCGATACCAGTTCCTTACAGGTTTAAACCCAGTGCGTATAAAGATGCACTCAATGCACAAAGCACAGGTAGTTTTAAACGGCTAATGGAGAAGACCAAAAACGGTCAAGGGTGCCAGCAAATAGAATATATTATAGAGAACCAAGCCACTGTGTCTTATGACATGTGGAGAGCGGGTCTTTCTATCGCTAAAGTGTGTGAAGATGGAGATAAGGCAGCGGAAGCCATGTCCAAACACCATCCAGATTACAGCTTTGACGAGACAATCCGAAAAATGATGGACACAGGGGGGCCACAATACTGTAGCACCTTTGCTATGCACAATCCGGATGGCTGTGCAGGCTGTCCTAACATGTTAACTATAAGCACTCCAGCCCAGCTTACAAAAATAGTACAAGAAGCCAAGCCAGATGTTAATGTGCCAGATTACCCAGCACCATATATACGTGGTAAAAACGGCGGTGTGTATATGCGCACCAAAGATGAAGAGGGTAACCCAAAAGAAGAACTTATTTACCTAAACGATTTTTACGCTACTCATAGAATGCAAGACCCAGAAGAAGGCGAAGTTATTGCATTTGCACTACATTTACCTAAAGATGGGATAAGAAGATTTAATGTGCCTTTAGGTTCTTTGACATCACGCGAGGAGCTAAGGAAAGCATTATCTTATAAAGGTGTAACTTCTTACGGAGACGAGCTTAGTAGAATTATGAAATACATACAGGCATGGGTAAACGAACTACAGCAAACCAATGCAGCCGACATTGCTTACACGCAATTTGGTTGGACAGATGATGAAAAGATGGACGCATTTGTTTGGGGTGACAGGTTAGTATTAGAAGACGAGGTAAGGTATAACCCGCCTTCTGCTAAATTT